CCCGTCAAGTCTGAACTTCGGTGAATTAGCAATAACAATTGGTGCTGGAACCCAAGCCAATAAGGGTGAAAGACTGTTTATAGGTGATGATGCATCTCCTAGTAATATAGATGTTATTGGTGGTAAATATTACACCGATTTGATGGCACATGCCCCCGGATTAGTTGCAGGAACAACTAACCCTACGACTGCATCAAATGGTTTTGTAGCAATAGTAGATCAAAATAGGAAGGTTGATCAGTGGAACGTAGACGATTTAAGATTAGATGGTAATACTTTATCTTCACAGACAACAGACGCAGATATAAACATTGATCCAAATGGTAGTGGTGAGATAGTCATTCCTGATGACACATTCTTGACATTTGGTACAAGTAAAGATGCAAAGATAGAATATGATGAGAATGGTACAGATAAAATACAAGTATCGGGTGCAGACTGGGTATATGGTAATACTGTAGCACTTACATTACAAGATACCACTCAATCAAATAATAAAGATACTGGATCTTTGGTCACTGAGGGTGGTGTAGGTATAGAGAAAAACTTAAATGTTGGTGGTGATTTAAATGTTACTGGAGTAGGTACATTCGTTGGTGGAATAATATTACCTCCTGATGCATCATTTACTGTAGGTAATATTGGTATTCATTCAAATAAGATTGAAACATTAGCAGGTGGTGGAAATCAATTATTTATTGATCCATTCCCAAGTGGAACGAGTAGTGAAGGTGATGTTATCATCAAAGGTAACTTACAAGTTGATGGTACTACTACAGCAGTTAACTCAACTAATGTTACTGTTAATGACCCAATCATGCGTGTTGGTGATGTAACTAGTGTTAGATCTGTCATGGCCACTGTTTCTAGTGGTGCAAACACAATCACAGTTGATTCAGTCACTGGATTACAAGTTGCTGACGTAGTTGCAGGAACAAGTATTCCTAATAATACAACAATTAGTTCGATAAACAGTGGTACAAAAGTAATAACCTTAAGTGCAAACGTCACCGCAGGTATTGCAACTACTGCTCAGTTAACCATCACTCATGCGAAAGATACCAACACTGATCGTGGTATTTCTTTCAACTATAATACAAGCACTGGAGTTGCTAATAATAAAACAGGTTTCTTTGGATACAATGATAGTGCAGGTGAGGGAAGTAGTGCTCCAGCAAGAGCTTTTACATATATTCCTGAAGCAACTGTTACTAACGAAGTTGTTACTGGAACCAGAGGTAATTTAGATATTAAAGGTATCTATTATCAAACAGGTGACTTTTCAACTCATGGTATAGTATACTTTGATAGTGACGGTTTACAAAATTCATCTGCTGCACCGAGTGCTGCTACATTTACCTCAACACAGGTATTGACAGCAGTAACTGAGGTTACGATTGCATTACCAAGTGCATTATCTGTAACTGCTGGTGATAGAATCACACAGACAGGTGGATCTCAACAGGGTGTTGTGAAAACAACATCAAACACCACATCAATTACATTGATTGGTGTTCAAGGAACATTCACTAACTCGGCAGATCTATTTAAGAATGGAACTACAACCAGTATTACACCTAGTTCTGCACCAACTGTAGTTTACACAGACAAACCCGTTTGGACAACAACCATAGATGGAGGAGTCTTCTAATTATCTAAAATCATGAACATGCAAAATAATGACGTTGATGTGAACACTTTGATTAAACTTTATAATCAAAAAATTGCTACATTAACAAACCAAAATATTCTTTTGGAGGCAAAATTGACAACAGTATTAACTGACTTTAATGATGAAAAAACAAAGTTAGCCCAACAGGCACTTGAATGGCAAGAAAAATACGAAAACTTAGCATCTGAGGTTGATACAGAATAATGGGAAAACCAGCTACCAGACAACAATTAATAGATTATTCTCTCAGGAAATTAGGTGCACCTGTTCTTGAGATAAATCTTGATGATGATCAAATTGATGATTTGGTAGATGATGCATTACAATATTTCAATGAAAGACATTTTGATGGTGTGGAAGAAATGTTTCTTAAACATGAATTTACACAAGATGAGATTGATAGGGGTAATGCTCATACAGGCCCAAACACTTCAAACACTGCAGGTATTGTAACCACAACAGGCTCATCAACAGCAATTAGTGGTTATGGATCTACAACATCTTCATTTGTAGAAAACTCTAACTTTATTCAAGTTCCAGATTCAGTTATAGGTGTTGAAAAGATATTTAAATTTGATTCTAGTTCAATATCTGGAGGAATGTTTAGTATTAAGTATCAGTTGTTCTTGAATGACTTATACTATTTTAACTCTGTAGAACTTCTTCAATATTCAATGGTCAAGAGTTATTTGGAAGATATTGACTTCTTACTAACTCCTGATAGACAGATAAGATTTAATAAAAAACAAAATAGATTATATCTTGATTTAGATTACAAATCTATAAAGGCAGGAGATTTCATAGTGATTGATTGTTTAAGAATACTTGATCCAAATGATTTCACAAAAATATATAACGATATGTTTTTAAAAATGTATCTTACAGCATTAATGAAACGTCAATGGGGACAAAATTTAATTAAGTTCAGAGGAGTCAAACTTCCCGGTGGATTAGAATTAAATGGTAGAGAGATATATGAAGATGGTCAACGAGACTTAGAGTTTGCATTAACTAAACTAAAAGAAGAGTATGAATTACCACCTCTTGATTTCATAGGATAGATGTATGCCATTAAATCCATTTTTTCTACAAGGATCTCAAGGTGAACAAAGGTTAGTTCAAGATTTAATCAATGAACAACTGAAAATTTATGGTGTTGAAATAACATACATTCCTAGAAAATTTGTAAATAAACAATCAATAATTGAAGAAGTACAATCATCAAAATTTGATGATAATTTTTTATTGGAAGCATATGTGAATACTTATGAAGGGTATTCAGGTGCTGGTGATGTTATGACTAAATTTGGTGTTAGTTTACGTGATGAGGTGACATTAACAATATCAAAGGAGAGATTTGAAGATTTTATTGCTCCATTTTTAGATCCTGATGATTATGAATTAGGTTCAAGACCAAGAGAAGGTGATTTAATATTTTTTCCACTCGGATCTAGATTATTTGAAGTAAAATTTGTGGAGCACGAGAAACCATTCTATCAGCTTGGTAAAAACTATGTTTATGAATTACAATGTGAACTCTTTGAGTACGAAGATGAAATTATTGATACTTCTATTCAAGAAATTGACACACAAGTCGAGGATCAAGGTTTTATTACAACCTTAAACCTAGTTGGATCGGGTAGAACTGCATCTGCATCAGCAGTTCTTGCACCATTTGTTGCAGGAAATACTGGATATATTCGCTCAATAACTCTTCTTAATGATGGAAGTGGATATACATCAACACCAACTGTTTTTATTTCAACTTCAAGAAGTGGTAGTCCTGTAAATGCATCAGCTGTCGCCATAACAACCAGTATAGGCGGTTTAAACTCTGTTAAGGAACTTATACTAACAAACGCTGGTGCAGGGTATACAGAGGCACCTGACATCACCATAGTAGGTGGAGGAGGTAGTGGTGCAATTGCAACTTGTACGATTGAAAAGACACAGAAAGGTGTTATATCATTTACAATAACAGATGAAGGATCTGGATATACGACTATACCTCAAATTACTCTTGATGGGCCTGTCGGTGGAGGAACAACTGCAGAGGCTATTGGTGTAATTGATAGTTCAAATGCTAAACTATCATCAATAAGAATTTCTAATCCGGGTATTGGATATACAGTGGATGTCCCTAACGTAACC